GAATATGGAGACATTGTGGTTTCTTTCATACCTAGCAAAGACAGAGTTCATCCCAGAAGTTATTCAGAACTCGCAAAAAAAGTCTTGACAATCACCAAGTAATATGTTATAAATAATATGTTATCGTTGAAATTTTGCGATAGACGGATCGGACGTGGGGGCAGTACCCACCGCCTCCACCATGGATACACTCTAAGTAGCAGGACAACATGTTTCGGACTGCGGGTTAGGCGAGGTGGTGAGTGTATCTTTGATGGGGGCGAAATAGGATCGACGGACGTTGATGCGGAGATGGAGATAACGGGATGACCGCCTAATAGGTCAAAAACTATAAGTGCCAATGACAACATTGCACCTCGTTTGGCTCTAGCAGCCTAACATGCGTTCGGGGAGTACGTGGAAACAGAAACTCCCCACTTACACACAACACACACAAGGAGTAAATCATGACTAATAAAACCCCTTTTGAAATTCGCACAGAACTTCTTTCACAAGCACAATCCATTCTCTTTGAAAAGATGATGGCAGAACGCAATCGTCTTGAGAACGATTGGAACTGTGTGAGAGAAATTTGGTTAATTAGGTCGGCTGATGGTAAAGATTTGCCACAACCTCATTATCCTACTATGCCAGTAGTGTCGACCGAAGAAATCATTAATGAAGCACGAAAGCTGAACGAGTTTGTTTCTAATGGATAAATTACTAGCATCGTAAGCACCTTGGGTATGAGTTCCACCTAGAAACAGAACGGGCTCAACTAAACTCATAACTAAATTATGGAGAATATTGTATGAAGAAGTATGTAGCATCTGCTCTTGTTGCTCTTGGTCTAATGACTGGTTCAGCACAAGCCGCACCAGGATCAACAACTGTTGAAGTTGGTGTTTTGATTTGTGATATTGCTCCAGGCTGGGGTAAGATTCTAGGTTCAAGCCGCACAGCGCAGTGTGTTTTCAAGGACACATCAGGTTTCGTCTCAGAATATACTGCTGACATCACAAAACTAGGTCTAGATATTGGATTTGCAGCAACAAAGACTCTATCATGGACAGTTGTAGCCGCAGGTAGATTCTCGCCCAACAATCTTCGCGGCGTTTATGTCGGACCAAATGCTGAAGGTTCTTTCGTTGTAGGCGCAGGCGCTAACGTCATGGTCGGCGGTATGCGCGATACGATTGCTCTACAGCCAGTGAGCGTTCAGATGCAGACCGGTTTTGGTATTTCAGCAACCGTTCAGGTTCTAACACTATACTAAAGAATACTACTTCCCCATCATCAAGGTGGGGAAGTTTTTTATCATGGAATGTGATATGGCTACAAAAGATGAAATAACAAACTTCTCAATGGAGATAGAGGAGATTGTTTATATGAAAGATGTATCCTATATGGATGCGATCATTCTCTTCTGTGAAGAAAAAGGCTTTGAAATCGAGATGGCAGCTAAACTTATATCTGGTGCGCTAAAGTCTAAAGTCAAACTTGAAGCAGAAGAACTAAACTTTCTACCGAGATCAAACACAGCAAAACTTCCACTATGAGACTTTCAGCCTTTGAGACATATTCTCTCTATCTGGCTCTGAAGAATCATTTCAACTCAAGTTATGATTTCTTCAAGTATCATGGTAAAACAAATGCCTCAAAGGAATCATTCATCAATCGTAAAGACAGATTTCAGTTTCAGAGATTGTCACGAATGTATGATTCTAGCGAGATGCAGGAGTTTCTGGTAGCGAACTTTCTTGCTGGAAGAAAGTGGGTTGGTGAGATGCTAGAGGACGATGCTTCGGATACATTCAAAGCATATCAAAAACGCAAGCAGTCTATGTCATACGTTTTTGCTAATGAGTTGGATCAGTTGTTCTCAAAGGAATCACCAACAAACGCTTTCAAAGTATCAAATGGATCAATTCCGCCGATACTAAACTTCGTCATGTCTGGTTCAATATCACCAGAGACATTTGTTATTCTAGATAGGTTTATAGGCTTCTCAAAAGTCTATGATAAGACACTATCTGAAGATTTTCTGTGGTCACGATATAATAAGTTGCCACAGAAACTTCATCCCTTTCTTCAATATGATAAGGAAAGGATGAAAACCATACTCAAAGAGAAAATCAATGAGTATAAATAGACTTGACAAACCGAGATTGGTCTGTCATAATACATACATTGTTCACACTTCAGTTTATACGGAGAAATACACATGGCAAATTTTGCAACCCTCAAGAAGTCCTCTAATACACTAGAACGTCTCACCAAAGAACTTGAAAAGGCTTCCGGCGCACAGACAACTGAGCGTCAGGTCGATGATAGGTTCTGGAAGTTGGAACGTGACAAGTCCGGCAACGGCGCAGCAATCATCCGCTTTCTTCCTGCACCAGCAGTTGATGGTGATGATGGAATGCCTTGGGCAAGGTATTGGGATCATGGCTTCAAGGGTCCTACTGGTAAGTGGTATATTGAAAACTCACTTACTTCTATCGGTCAAAAAGATCCTCTTGCTGAGTTCAATAGTAATCTATGGAACCAGACAGAAGATGGTAACTCATGGCAGCGCAAGCAGGCTCGTGAACAGAAGCGCCGTCTGCACTATGTCGCAAACATTCTCGTTGTCTCTGACTCAAAGCATCCAGAGAACGAGGGTAAGGTCTTCCTCTACAAGTTTGGTAAGAAGATTTTCGACAAGATCGCTCTGCTCATGAATCCAGAGTTCGAAGGTGATGATCCTGTAAATCCATTCGACTTCTGGAAGGGCGCGACATTCAAGTTGCGTATCCGCACGGTTGAAGGTTATCCAAACTATGACCAGTCAACCTTTGATGCTCCAAAGCCTCTAAGTGATGATGATGAATATCTTGAACAGCTTTGGAACAAGTCTTATTCACTCAAGGAGTTTGTTGATCCAAACAACAAGAGCATGTATAAGACATATGACGAACTCAAGCAGCGCCTCGATTTCGTTCTTGCTGAAGACTCTGCTTATGCTGAGTTCTCAGGTAAGGTCGCACCAGCACCAGTCGCAAAGGCAGCGCCAACACCAAAGGCTGCACCAAAAGCAGCAGTTGATGATGATGTTTCCTTTGATGTCGATGATGATGATGACGATCTAAAACAGTTCAAGGCTCTAGCCCTTGAATAATACGAAGAAGGCGGGATTCAGTCCCGCCTTTTTTATGCGAAGTTCTTTGAACCCCAGTCGAAGTGATTGCCTTCTTTTTGGAAGTTTGTAGCAGCTATAGCCCTAGAGAAACTTGGACAAGGCGTTCTTGTTGTAGCATTTAGAATAGAATCAAAGTCTGGTATATCTGAACCAGGCGTTGTTATAGAAGACATTGCACCAATATTATCTCTAACATCCTGCACTCTTTCTTGCGGAGTTTGTGCTTGACCGACATTCTCATCTGAACTTCTATTGATCTGATCCCCATCATTCTTACCGAGTGGTGTGACTGATACCTTACCCGTCTTAGGATCATAGTTAGCAGATTCTTTGTCAGTGTTCATAGTAAACATTGGCTTTTGATTTTCATCAACAACCACAGTGTTATCACCTCTCAATCCACCAATAGGTTTAGCTTCTATTTGTCCAGTTTGTCTAACGTCTTGTTCACCACCTTCAGCGTTTGCTTGAACTGAAGGTGGTTCCCGAGGAGTTGTTCCTTGATTTGCAATCTGTTGTTGATTGGCTGGTTGTGATGGAGCCGGCGGCGGAGTAGTAGCAGCTGGTGCAGCTGGTGGTGCAGCTGGTGCAGCTGGTGGTGCAGCTGGTGGTGCAGCTGATGCTGATGCTGGTGCTTGAGCAGTTGGTTGAGCAGTTGGTTGAGCAGTTGGTTGAGCAGTTGGTTGAGCAGCCTGTTGACCTTGAGCAGGTGGTTGCTGTTGTTGATCTCTTAATTGAGGAGGAGTGCCAAAAACTCTTGAATATGTTTCCTCTCTAGCTTGTTTTGATTCTTCTGCTGTAGCCACTCGCACATTTTCTGGTGCTTGTGCTTGATTTTGTTCTTCTCTTTGCTTTTTCCATTCGGCTACATTTACTGGATTTCTTTCTCTAGCCCTAACACCTTCTCGGTGAGCTTCTCCTATCCAGCGCGCTTCTCCCCAATGATTATCCTTTCCACCACCAACGTGTATAGTACTGGCGCCCATATAACGAAGGCCTGCACCAACTCCTGTAACACCGGCACGTTTTGCTTCTACAACAAATTGTTTCATTTTTGCTGCATCTTCAGGATTTCTCATATCCAAGAATCTTTTGTTACCATCATTATCTGTAACTTGCAATTTAATATCTGCAGCGTTTCCACCAGTATGTCTTTCTGAAGTCCATCTACCATTAATAAGCATTCTTCTGGCTTGCCCACCAGAAGTAACTACTACTTTGACTCCAGATTGTGCCGCGGCATAGTTTAGCTGATCATTTAAATTTTGTGTTATCGGTAGATTTCTTGCTGCATTTTGATTAGCCATTAAGACAAGATTTTCACCAGAATTAGGTTTTACAGCTTCAACGGCGACTCTTTGAGGATCTTGCTGATATAGTTGATTGAACTTATCGACACCAGCGCGTCCTTCTCCCATTTTTTTAATAGCTTCAACAACTTGTTGCTTATTACCTGAAGATAATCTTTGAAACTCTTCAGCAAACTTAGGATCAACTCCTTCTGGTAGTTTAATTGTTTTTTCTGCTATAATTTGTTCCGATTTCTCTTCTATTTTTCTTTGAGCGTTTCTTATCTGTTCTTCTGTTGGGTTTTCAATTCGTTCTACATATGAACCGGCTTCACTTGGGCTCATAGTTTTCATCTGTTGAAAAAGTTCTTGAGGAGTTATACCAAGTTGACGAGCCGCACGTTCAATTTTATTAAAGTAAGCAGAATCTCTACCACCTCTATAATTTCGAATAAATGATTCATAATCAGGACTATTTCTAGCAAGTCTAACCATTGTTCGTTGAGAAACGCTATTATATAAAGCGCGTTGTTCTTCAGTTTCTCCTAAATGTCCTTTACCGCCAAGTCCATATATCGCATCAGATTCGCCTCTTCGAAGCATTGTTTGACCTTGTTCAATTAATGCATCAATGTAAGTTTTTTCTTTTTGTGTCATTGCGTCATAATCGGCGGTTGTCTTTGTTTTGTCTCTGCCTCCGTACTTAAAATCTAACAAATATGTCATGGTCATTTGAGTTGGACCATAAGCACTAGACGGTTTATAATTTCCCATTTTATTTGTTCTTGCGGCGACTGTAGTTCTAATAAATCGACGAGGATCCATCTCGTCACCTGTTGAACCAGTTTCAGCTGCCATTATTGAACGAAACATTCTAGATGCTGCAGAATCGCGATTACCAAGAGAACCACTACTTCTAGCTTCCTCTACAGCTTCTTCATTAGTAACGGCTCGATAACTAAAATATTTTTTTCCGTCTTTTTCAACGACATTAATTCGAGAATTTTTTCTATCTTGATCTGAAAGTTCATTAATAAAAGCTACACGAGGATCGTCTGATGATATTTCACCTCTTTTTAATAAATCAATTACTTGTTTTTGATTCGCATCTAGTTGTGCTTTAGCACCAGGGTCAGGCTTTATACCCATACGAGTCATCCAAGCTGGAGTAACAGTTCTACTCGCAGTTCCTGGACCGCCAGCGCCACCACCAGGACCGCCGGCACGACCGCCAGCGCCACCACCAGCTGCGCCGCCAGCGCCCTCTGATCCAAGTCCTAATCTTCGGCGAGTTTCATCACTAGTATTACCGGCTGCAGCGCCAAGACTAGCAACTTGAGTTCTCTGATATGATGTTGGAAATAGTCTAGTGAATTGTTCAGCAGTAAGGGATTGTAATGCTTGAGCGCCATACTCAGGTGTAGCTACAACCTGAATGCGTTCAGTTGCACTCATTTTTAATAATTTTTTATAATCAACTGTTAGGTCTTGAAATTTCTTAGTAGCCATTTTATCTTCTTCTTGCTAGTGCTGCTTGATCGCGTCTTTTCTCTTCCATCTGCTTTATATGTTCCTTGATGAGTTCCACATATATCTGTCTCTCCCAGGGCATCATACTTTCAACATCACTAAGGCTATATTTGTGATGATGGACTAGAGAAAAGTTTGTCTTGAAAAAATTATCCAATTTGTCGTAACCAAGCATTATTGAAAAAAATCGGTAAAGTCATCATATTCTAGATAGTGAACAAATCCACATTTACCACATGCGTGTGTAACACCGACAAAGAAACTTGGAAAGTTATCAACAAACGTTTCAATCTTCTTAAACTGTTCTTGCGTTAGCCCTTCAATAAACTGTATCAATTCTTCTCTAGAATAGTCTTTCCAAGAATATACTTTATCTCCCTGAACGATCATATCAATACAACCAGCCATAATCTTTATCTTTGCATCTAGATTATTAGAAGAGTTTTGAATTGCTCTAATAGTAGAATATGTTGGATATCGCATCTTCAACGTAAAGTTTTTACCTAGATCAATATTTTTGTCATTGTCCAGATTTCTGATTTCTACATTTGAAATGTCAATATCTGCATAGAACGTATGACCACAAACTGCATCGTTCTCTATAGTATTATTACAAGTGAATAGTGTTTCAATCTTTTCACCTATAGACTTTGCTCTTAATGCTGTAAAGAGATAATCAACATCAAAGAATGGTAATGTATCAACATTCACATTTCCTTCAACAATACAGTTTTTGATAGTCTGTTTTGTTGCATTGATAATCTCATTTTCATCATCTGACTCTGCTGCCATTAGAAGAACTTTTTCTTCTCTAACGACAAAAGGTCTTATTTTAATCTCTTCACCCGTAGATGGCAATCTTACCTCATACGTTGGTAATTGCATAGTTGGTAATGTCATTATATTTGTTCACCTCGCTTTTTTAAGATATATTAGCTAGTTTGTCTGGTTGCACTATTAGCCACTAGTCCAGTAAATTCATAGCCTGAACCCGGTTCTTTGTCAATACCCTTTCTACTCCATGAAGTATATGTAAACGTAACTGCTAGACGCAAAAACTCAGCATCTGCCCATGTGACAGGTTGAGGATTTACAAGAATTGGAAAAGCATCCTTTAGAGTAAATGAATAGATAGGTTCTGGATCTGGATTCATCATATCTATCATTAAATCATTATACTGAAAGATGTCTATTGTGGATCTATAGTTTTCTTTATACTCAAAGTTGAAGCTATTTGTTGGATGAATAATTTGTAACCAATCATCAAATATTTTTCTCTCTATTCCACCTGAACGACAAATAAACGTTAGATTGATGTCTTCATACCTTGTCTGAAAAGGAAACTTTTGATTTGGACCATAGTAACGAACGTCAATGTTTTCAAATCCTCTACCTGGCATTTCAGCCGCTTCACAAAGATACATCAAGTCTCTACCATAAGATGAAAGCAGTCCTGCAATTTTTGATGATCCGGCTGGCAATATTCTAACAATAAATCTAGACGATTTTAAAAATGAACCAAAACCATCAGAGTTTCCTAGGAAATATTGAAGTTCTAATTGTGTTGGTGCTTCTATACCTTGTAGGGCCATTGGATTACTTCTTCTCTACAAATAGTTGAACTGGTAGTGCGATAGCCTTATCCCATTCGTCAGCAGTTACTTCAATAAACTTGCTCCGAACATGGTCAAAGAGATATCGCTTTATGCATGGGCGCGCCAGATTTGCTAATTTCTTTGTGCTAGATAGCAAATCATATGTCATACGAATCCGGGTTGTCTTATCAAATCTGGTATTATTCGCATATTCTGATAATCTATTGAGTAGGGATGCACGTTCTCCCTGCCCTAGATAGTGTAGATTCAAACCGAGAAATCCGTCTGAATATCGCTCAATAGGCATCACTAGTGGAAACCTATCGTATATTGGTAACTTTAGTTTAAGTTTTGGATCATAGTAAAAGAAAAACATCTTTCCAACGACGGTGCCATCTCTAGACCGCTCCTCGTTTCCGATGATGTTCTTTCTATATCCAGCTGCTGATCTCGCTTTACCGATAAACCAGTCAGCCATTTCTTTTTCTTTAGATGTTGATGCCATGTAATTATTTATATGTTTTTCTCTAAACCCTCTTGACAACCACTTGACAAGGTGTTATATTGGCTATGCCATGCAGCAAATGACTATTTCTTTTTATTATTCTTAAATATCTCATCTTCGGTTAGTATTTTGAATATCCATCCTCTATCCAGACAGTATTCCTCAGCAGCTTTCCACTTAGATTGATTTACACCCCATGTGGTTACCTCATTGATATAGGCTTTAGTTATTCGCTTCTTCTTTTGAGGTTCTTTAGTCTGTTGCTTAGGTTTCACTTCGAGCATCATAGTTTGAGTTTTTCCATCAGGAAGTTTAGTCTTGATGATGAAGTCCGGAAAGTATCTATGGTATCGATTGTCGATTGGTGATATATAAGGTATTGCTATTTCCTCGCTTCTCCATTCCAAAATATTTGAGTTTTCATCTAAATATTTCATAACCTTCAGTTCCCAAAGCGAACGATATATTATGTTCGTTGGGTCACCAGCATATTTCTTTGGGTTCTTTGGAGAAAATCTACCTTTATAATACATATAAATATATAGAACACTCTATGGGAGATAGAGAACTTTTATGGCTCAGTTAAGTTTTTTAAATCAATTTTTCGGATCAGTGGCATCTAGTGTAATATCTGGTGCAGGCAGTGCCGCATCGTATATAGGTAATGTTACGGGGGCTACAGCTGCAGTTCAATCAGCGTATAATTCTATTGTTGATACCAGAGGTTATCAACAGATGCCCTTTAGTTCAAATTTTCAATTTCCAAAAAGTCGAGATGCTATTGTATCTAAGGGTAATCATTTGATGATAATCTATGTTTTGCCTCGACCAGGTGCCAGCGGTGCATTGGGTGCTACAAGAAGAGATAGAAATACATTTAGATCGAATGATCCACCAACTAATTCTATAGCGTTGTATATGCCAAATACTATAGCTTTCAGTCAAAACAATCTATATGAAGATGTGTCGATGGCAGAATTAGGTGGAAAAATGCTTAAACCAATTGGTGGTAAAATTGGAGCAATGGCAGGAGCAGCTGCTCAAATATTGAATCGACCAATCAATCCTTATCTAGAAGTTCTATTTAAAGCAACATCATTGAGACAATTCCAGTTTGACTTTCTTTTTGCACCCACAACTGAGGAAGATGCTAATGAAGTTCAGCGCATAATTCGCAACTTACGAGAAGCAGTTGCGCCATCTGTAACCGGTTTGACTGGTTCCGTTGTGTTTACTCCACCATGCAAATTCAACTTCGAGTTTTTTAGAAACAATGGAGCTGGAGGCATGGTAAAAAATGATCGTATACCAGCAATCGGCACATGTGTCATTGATAGTTTGGATGTCGATTATGCACCGACTGGTGTTTATTCAACGTTTAGTACTGGTCATCCAGTAGCTACAAGAGTGCAAATTAAAGTAAAAGAAGATAATACACTCACCGATATTTTCGTAAGACAAGGTTTCTAAAGATGTCTTTATATTTTGCAAAATTTCCAACTATAAAATATAGTATTGAAGGATCGAATGCAAAAACTAAAAGAGTTATTACAAATCCTTTAGTTAGATTGAAGTTTTTAGATAAACTGAAAAATAATGTATATACTTATTATCCCATTGTAATCACTGATGAAGACACGATGGAAATTTTAGCGTATAAGTATTACGGAAATTCAGAGTATCATTGGATAATCGCGTTAGCTAATGATATTGTCGATACTCAGTATGATTGGCCTTTAAAACATAGAGATTTTATGAGTTATTTAGAGGATAAGTATGGTTCAATTGAAGATTCCAAAACAACAATTCATCATTATGAAAAAGTCATAACAAGAACACACAGTTACACAAATACTGTTGCCACAGACATTTATACACTACAAGAAACAGATTATAATGATATGGAAGAATATTCATTTTTCACATTCGATTTAGCAGATAACACTTCGATTGTTGAAGAAATCAGAACACGAATAGTATATTCATTTGAATACGAAAATGAAAAGAATGAAGAAAAACGCAATAAAAAAATTATAAAAAAAGATTATCTAGATCAAATCCTATCGGATTTTAACATGTTGATGAGAAAATAATGAGTGGATCAGATGAAATCAATTGGTCAGGATATCTTACGAATTTTACAGCATCTGTTACAGATGACAACTTATTCAAAGAATTTTCTGTCCAAGAAGTTTACATGCAAGAGAGTATTCTTTCACCTCAATTGCATATGCAAATAAATGTTCAAGCCGCGAGTGGATATCCAAAAAACTTCTATAATTATAAACTAAATGGTGGCCAACCAGTTACTGTTCAAGGAACTATTGTAAATCCCACATATAATATGTCTATGAACTTTAGTAATATGATTCTATATCGTATTGGTAACAGAAAACCTTTCAATACATACACAGAAGAATTTACGATTAGTTGTTGTCATAATACGACGATAACTAATCAACTTAAGCGAATGACAAAAATTTATAAGGATGTGAATTATGCATCGGTAGTTCAAGATGCTTTTAATTCTGCCGGCGCTACTGGTAGAGTGGGTCAAACAGATAGTAAGGGAAACTATTCTTCGGACAACAAACATCCTTTTCAAGTCATATCAGATATGTCCAGTTTGGCAATGAAAGGTAAAACAGTACCTTTTGTCCACTACATGACATTTGAAAATGGTGGTACTCATTACTGGCAAGCTGTAACAGATATGTTGTCACAGGGTTCAGCGGGTAGAACATTTGGCACGAGGGCAAGAGGTCGGACAGCTACTATGTCTGATCCAAATTCGATATTAACTCATGAATTTCCCTGCGATTTCGATACTCTACTTGAGGCTGTACATGGAATTCCACCAACTCAAAGTGATTACGCAAATTTAAAACCATCAATTCTCAGTATTAATCCTCTCACTGGACAAGTCTTTATGGTTGATGGTAGAGCGCATGGTAATCCAGCGACTCAGGGTATGGGTGGTGCAGCAACTGGATCAATTCTTAATAACTTGAATAATAGAGGTGATACGTCTTCGGGAGGTGAAAAAAATACTCACCAAAGAACACCTCTAATGGCATTTTTGCAAAGAGAAAATATCGCAATTAAAATTCTTGTACCATTAGCACCAGAGTTACATATTGGTGGACATATTAATGTGCAAATTTTGGGATTGGCTGAGGGTCAACAGGGACAACTCTTTGGTTCTGGAACTTATATGATCGCACATCTGACACACAATATTAAATTT